GACCGTTAAAAGTTGTATTAGCCATTTAAATCTCCTTGTCGTGGCAAATGTCAGTTACATTATTGTAACTGTCAAGGTATATAAAACTATAACATAAAAAAAGAGCGACTGTAAAGTCGCTCTTTTAATCTTTAAGGGGATCCTTAAATTAGGCTCCTGGAGAACCAAATACACAACGAGGATCTGATACGCCAAAGCTGTATCTTTCTCTCGCTTTATATCTAACATTTCCAGTATCAAAGTCACCTTCCATAGAAGTTGCAATCGCCGCTCTTTCAAAATGCTTGAAGCCGTTTGGTGAGTCGGTTTTAATGAAAAATGCGTCTGTATCTGTAAGGAAGTGGTTTACCACATATCCCTCAGGTAACATACCCATGTTTCTGACTGCGTTAATGTCATTGTCTGCTGTTGCTGGACGTAAGTTACTTGCCATTAATCTTTCAGCTACAAACTGTAAGTTTACTGGAATAATTAACTTCTTACCCATTAGTGCAATCTTTAAACCTCTTTCATCAATAAAACCTGAGATGTCAATTAATGACTGCTCTAATGATGTTTCGTTTAAATCAGCTGATGTTGCAAGTTCGTTACTGAAGTTACCTCCTCCTGAAGTTGGGTGATCAGTAGCACAAAGCTCCTTACCATCTCCAAAAGTAAAGCCACTATCAAAAGCGTTGTTTAAAACACTCGCCGCTTTGACTTGCTTTGTATTAGACATCGACCTTGCAAGTGCTCTTGTATATCTACTGGAAAGTCTATCATAAAGATTATCTTCGATAGCCTCTTCAGTGATTGCAAAAGCCAAAGCTATTGTTTCATGAGTGTAACGAGCAGTGAATGATTCGTTTGCAATATCAAAAGAGACGGCTGAGCCCTCTGCTTTTTCTGGTGCTGAACCAAACCCAGCGAGCATTACCTCTTCTTCGAAAGCTCTGTCTGAAGTTTCAGTGTCATAAATTTCGGCATGTTCATTATCATACCTATCGTACTCTAGTCCGAAAAGAGCATTTAATCCTGGCTCTAATTCTTTCAGGAGTTGGGATCTAGCTATAGCCATTTTGCCCTCCTATATGCCAGTTGCCGTTAAGTGAAACTGTACGTTCAACTTAACTAATAAAATAACTCCAGCAGAGGTAACGTCGATATCTTCAAAGTCCCTCTTAATACCAACAACTCTAAAGTTGTCTCCTGCTGTAGTCGCTCCTGCGGAAGCCACAGATAATTCACCGATAGATTTACCAGTAGAACCATTTTGTGAACCAAATCCAGCACCTTCTGCATTAGCATGTATCAATGCTTGTGCTGTCGCCGCATTCGTCAAGGAAGCATCTGCTTGGATCTCGTACACTTGGTCCGGATTGTCATATACATGAACCGTTGCCTCTGTACCAGATTTAATTGATGCTGTTCCAGGATAGTTATTTGAAAAAACTGGTTTGCCAGTAAGATCAATATATTCACATCCGTTCATAACGCCTAGAATTGCTACACTTCCACCATCTGCGGCTGAAACGTCGACTAAACCATTTGTTAATGGTATTACCATATCACCTTGATAAATTGCACTAGATGATCCAGTTGTCGCCGCTGTCTGTACTTTGTACTTTGTCAGCCCATTTGAGTTCGGTGCAGAACCTAGTAAATTATGAGGACGTAACCCAAAAGGGGCGTCTATGTTAGTAGCCATTTAAGGACTCCTTTGTCTCATAAGTTAAAATTATTCAGAGCTTTTTCCTTTAGCTCCGAAGGTTACACGACTTTGCCTTTCCGGTTTAAGGATTGGCATACTTGGGTGTTGTTCTCTCATCATATCATTATCGACAGCATCCATTTGATCGGACGTTTTTGCTTGAAAATATTGTTGTCGCTCTTTCATTGATTCAAGAGGAAATCTAGCGAGTACCAGTCCACCCACACCTATTACTCCAGCGTGTTTTCCGTCCTGGATAGTTGGTGCCTCAAAATCTGGGTACTCATCAGCTCTAACTAGGTCAAATCCTTCTCGGATTCGTGCAGATAAGTTTTTCACATCATCAAAACCCATTACCGAAGTACGGATCCAACGATGCTTAAAACCCTCTGGAGCTGGGGGTGCATCTAAAGTAGATGGTGGTTTCCAAGGAGTTCTACGAGCCTCTTTAGTTCGTGTTACCTCGGTGCGTGTTTGACGACTTGACATATTGTCTCCTTCACGTTATGCTAAATATTGTTTTTGTTTAGCGTATTGCTCCAATGATACACCAAGTTTCTTAGCGATTGCAACCTCTGATTTCGTTAAAGTCACTTTTCTTGGATTTTTACCACTAGAAGATCTAGATACTCCTGCTACTGGAGTGTTTACAGTTGTAGTCTGAGTAGTCCTTTCAGCAAACTTTTGCGGAAAAGCATCTCTCATACGTTGATCGATAGTAACATAATACTCATCTGTTAAAGCATATTGCTCTCCAAATTGCTTTATTAAATCATTATGAACACTAAAAGCTGTTAATGTCATAGGCTCATCATCTCCAAACCAAGTATTCTGCTGAGCCCAAGCTTGGGCTTTTGGGTGTACTGGTTTAGGGGCTTGTGTTTGAGGAGCTTGTTGTGGTTGCTGTTCTACTGTTTTTTGTTGTTGTTCTCTAGTTACTTTAGCTTTATTTAATTCTCCTGCCTCAACAGCGAGCCTAGCAAGATCTTTATTAAGTGTAACCTGAGCATCAATATCTCCAGTAGAAATAGCCTCAGTAAGCTTTCTTTTTAAAGTTTCTTCTTCAGAAGTAACCCTAGCATCATATTCTTTTATATAAGAATCATCAACTGTTTTACTTCTTTCTTGTAAACTTTTGTTTTCCTTTTGAAGTCCTTGAGCATAATCGATCGCCGCTTTTTCACGACGTTCAGCTTCACGGACTTTCCATGTCATTTTTTCTATACGGTCTCTAACCTTTTTACTATAACCATCAAGCTTGTTATCGTCTTCACCAGTTTCTTCAGTGGTTACTGGTTCTTGAGGGTCATCTACTATCTCTACATTAGAACCAGTTTCTTGTAGATCTACTTCTACTTCTTCATTTTCTGGTTCTAAAGGTAATTCTGCTTGTTTTTGGGCTTCAGCCATTTTATTCTCCTATGTATGTAAGATGTCTTCTGGGTTGCTTATGGTAGCTAATATTTCATCATCGTTTAATAATCTAACTTCACCACCGTCTATTTTAAATCGGCTTCCTGCATATCTGCCGAAGATAACCCAGTCTTTTTCTTTACACCAAGGATCATAATTCTCTCCGAATTTATCTTTGTCTTTAAATGCAAGAGGACCCATTTTTAAAACATAACCACAGACAGTAGCTAATGCTTCTCTTTCAACAGCTTGATCTGGTATAAACACGCCACCTTCAGTTTTACCTTTTCCTTTATAAGGCAATATCAAAATTCTCCAACCAGTAGGTTGAGGCATCTTTTTTAAGGCTGATTCGGTAGGTTCTGTTTGTTGTTCGGGGGTTTCTTGTTCTAGGTACTTTTTTTGTAATCTTCTAGGTACTATTAATTTACTCATGTTCCACCTTTTTTAGCAAGAGTCTAAGCTCTTGTTGTAATGTTGCAAGTTCAGAGAGTCTAGCTCTCACTTCCTTGTAGGCATCAAAACTATCAATACTGCCATGTAATAGCTGTTCTTCTAGACTTTGTTGCCTCTCTTTTAGAATATTACTTATTCTGTCATAAATGTAAAGATCCATTTACGTTGTCTTTTTCTTAGTCTTCTTTGCACTATTAAAATGTTTAGTTGTAGGGCGACCTTTTTGTCCTGCTTTTTTCATTGTTTCGCCACTTCCTGCTTTTATTCTTTTTCTCTTTTTATGTATATTTTCATATAAACCCATGCCAAACTCCATTGCTCTTGTCCATACCATGCCTATCATTTTGTTAGCCCTTTGTATTTTTCGAAGCTACGAAGACCGCCCAATCCGAGCATTCCCATTAGGACTGTCATTAAACTACCCATATCAAAAGTTGGTAATTCTGGTATAATAACATCTAAATAAGCACATATAAACATTGTAACTGGTGCTAAGACAAAATGCCAACAAAGAGCAATTCCGCATGTCCAACCGATAAAGGGTCTCCATCCCGCTACAAATATAGATCTATGCTTTGCTTCAGTTTGATTTATAGCTAACTGCCCTTTAGCTAATTCCTGAGCATGGCTTTCCGCCATAGTTGCCACCTCATGTGCCAACTTGTTCTTCATGTCTTTATCTTCTATGAACTTACCAAGTAAGTTACTGACTGGACCTATTAGTGCTGTTAACATTTAAAACACCTCTACTTTATCTTTATCGATCTTAACTAATTTACAGTAGCATGAGTATCTTTTTTCTTCTTCACCAATGAATACCGTTTGTCCTGTCAAAGCTTTTTTAAAATAATTACAAGTATTTACGTTTTCAAAATGTATTGTTCCTGCAACTGCACCACCTAGATAGCACATCAACAAAAACGCTGGGTTCACTTAACCCCTCTAAATTTTACACCTTGTCTTGACATTCTACCACCACGACTTACCATGCCTCCTGCTTCCATATCAGCACGATTATCTCTAGCTTTCATTTGTCCCATGAGTGCTCCGCCATTAGCAAATTTTTTAACTTGCCGAGTAGTTGGTCTAACCATATTAGTTCCTGACATACCACCCATCATTTTCATGTCTTTCAACATATCGGCTTCATCATCATTCAAATCGCCTTGAAACTTTTCAGCATCTAAAAGTGCTTTAAGCTCTTCATACTTTTCGCTTCCAGGATCTAAACCTTCTAATAACGAATCTAATTGTTTTGTTCTACTCATTTTATTCTCCTTTATCCAGTACTAAATGGTATTGTAAATTTTATTCCAGTATATGTGTCATCTGGCTTTTCTGGGTCGTAGATTACACCACTATCAACATTAACGCCATCTGGCAGTAAGCTCTGTATATATGGTTGTGCATAGCCTAAACCTTTACCTACAACATCAGGACTTGTTATAAAATTTTGGAAATCTTTGAGGCTAGATGCTGTTCGTGTATTAGGATCTATTTGTACTGGATTCATACGGGCATTCTCAAATCCAGCTATAAGTGCTCTTTGTAGATCTGTCGATTCAGCACGATCCATATTTTCCAT